CAGATGATCCAGCTTTTTTTATAAGAGATAACAAGGTTGAAATCAAACCTACGCCAACAGCAGCTCAAAATGGATTTGTCTATCATATAGTATATCCATCTTCTATAAATGTTAGCGATGTAGATGCAATTGCTAATTTCCCAATTGAAGCTGAAAACTTATTAGTATTATTTGTTGCAATGAGACAGTTGCTACAATTTCAATCTAATATGTCTTCATCTTGGAATAGCAATATAACAACTGCTCTTACTAATGCTCAAAATGTTATTAATAATAATCAGCCATCTTCTACCACAGATGCATATGGTTCTCTGTCAAATGAAGATATTGAAATTATGGATGCAGCTTTAAGATTATCATCTTCACAGCTTGCAGAGGCAGCTGCAAGACTTCAACAAGATACTGCTCAATACCAATGGTATGGAGATCAATATGCTAAATTATCTGCTGAATATGCAAGAGCCTTAGCAACTCTTGGAAGGGGTGACGAATAAATGACAGTTAAAAATATAATTGAACAAGTTGAAAGCCTATATGGAAGAAAAGGACATGAATATATAAAACAACTTATTAATGATGCACTTTTAGATATTGCATCAAAAAAACAGCACTACACTGTATCTGCTAAAGCTGATTTAGCATCAGGTCAAAGATGGTATGATTTACCAACAAGGACGATAGATGTTGTTAGAGTGGAAATACTTGATAGTAGTAGTGATACTGCAAGGTATCATTTAATACCTAAATTGAGTGATCCTCATAAACTATTAAAATCAGATACAGATGATGGTGGAACAGGAGATTTAACATAATGGCATCAAGAGATAAACCAAATGATTATTTTGCATGGTATAATGATGATGATAGACTTGCAATAGTTGAAAGACAAGTAAACACAGTTGATTCAAAAGGATTAAAGTCTGGAGAATATGATACATATACTGATAGTACAGTTACAGATGGAATAAAGATTACAATACATTCAAAGTATGAACAAGCAAACAATTTGACTGATGATCTTCAAACTGACTGTGGACTAAACGAAACAATGCATGTAAGTGTTTTAGACTATGTAAAATCAAGAATTTTAGAAGATGAGGGAGATGAGCAAAAATCTGCTTATTTCTTTGCAAAATACCAAACAGCAATTGCTAAAGCTCCAACAAGAAAATCTGGTGTAAGAGTTCTTCTTGTACCTGAATTATAATGCCTACTTCTTGGAAAGTAAGAGATAAGAGTACTGGTGGGTCTGGCCCAACATGGGACGCAATGGATACAAGCAGTACAGATGACTATGATCAACTTTCAACTCATAAATGGGATTGGGCTAGCAGTTGGGGTGTATTTGCAAGTGCATCTGAAGTAGCTGGTGGTAATAGATGGTCAGCAGTAAGTTATACATGGGGAACTGATCCAACAACATATCAATATGATCAATGGACAATAACTGCAAATACTAAAATACAACAAGTAACGGAATCTTAAAAAGAGAGATATAAATGGGATTAACAGTACCAACAAATAAATTAGAAACACAAACAGTATCGTCTTCATTTGATCAAATTTTATACCTAGATAGTGCTGTTGGCCTTGTAGAGGCAACACTTAAAGTAGTTTCTACAGAAACAGGTAAATCTGCTGTTCAATTAGATGATGAAAGACTTTTAGTAAAAGGTGTAGATACAAGTAATGCAGCAGTATTTGATGTACAAAACACTGGTGGGACAAGTATATTTAAAGTAAATGCAAGCACAGTAGGAACAACTACAATTGGTACTGTAACTGTTGGAGTGGATGACACAGGACATGATGTAAAGTTTTTTGGAGCAACATCTGGTTCATATATGTTATGGGATGAATCTCAAGATGATTTAATCATAGGTGGAGAAGGAAGAGTAGGTATTGGAACTACTTCACCATCATACTCATTAGAAGTTGCAAAGTCTGGGAATGATTGTGTTATAAATTCAAGTTCTTTTTCTGATGGAAGTATTGAACATGGAGGAACTCTTGTTTTAAGGTCATCATGGAATGATACTGTAGGAACTTTAGCTACTACGCCTAATAATAAGGTTTTAGGAGATATTCTTGCATATGGAGTTAATTATGCTGACCCTGTGAGTTGGGCTGTTGGTGCTGGAATTAGATTTAGGCAGGAAGGTTCTCTTAGTGCTGGGAATGCTTATATTCCAACAGATATATCATTTATGACTTGTCCTGATGTATCTAATTCGCTTGGCACTAGAATGATAATAACAGCTGGTGGTGATGTTGGCATTGGAACAACTTCTCCAAGCACAAGGCTTACAGTCGCTGAAACAACTGCAAATGAGAATGTGGAAATAAAGTTATCTGGCTTATCTGCTGATGGAAGTGGAAGATCAGGTACATTAGGTTATTGTCCTGACGATAATGTAGCTGCTAATAATTATCTATATTTAACAGGGTCAGGAAATGCTACCTTGACAGTAAGACATAATGATAGAGTGGGAATCATGACAAACGATCCTGGGTGTACATTAGATATTCATGGAACTTTGTCTATAGGCACTAGGAGTGAAGTAACTATATCAAGTGGAGTATTAACAATCACAGAATCATTTCATAAGGTAGATACTGAAGGTGATGCATCTAGCGATGATGTAGACACTATTAGTGGTGGGCATGTTGGAATGATATTAGTTCTTGTAGCTCATAATACTCATCGTACAGTAGTTTTAAAAGATGGAACTGGAAATTTATTACTTGGTGGTGATTTTTCATTAGATACTACTCATGACTCTATAATGCTTATATTCAATGGAACTAATTGGCATCAAGTTTCTACTGCAAATAATTCATAATATTATGATAAATCATAAGGGAAATTAATAAATGGCTAACGAAGGAAAACTAGAAGGAAAAACTATTGCAGCAACTTATAAAAGTTTATTAAAGCTTGCTAATGACTCTGATGGTGGAGGAGTTGCTGCAAATACAAATATAGTTTCTGATTCTTTAAAAGCAATAGAAGATGGATATGGCAATATATCAGCATTAGCTATTGCTAACGATAAAGCTACTTTAACACTTGGAACTGGAGGTGGAGATGATTTTGTAGTAACAAATTCTTCTGGTGCTTCAATATTAACAGCAGGAGGAGATAATTCAAAAATTGGTATAGGGACTAGTGATCCGTCAAGTATATTAGAGATTCAAGATGGTCTTACTACAGGTGGGGCAATATTAACTCTTTCAACAAAAGAGCCTAGTGTTGTTGCAAATGATGTTTTAGGTAGAATTAATTTTCAATCTCCACTTGACACTGGGGCAGATTCTGATTTAGTAGGTGCATCTATTGCAGCTGTAGCTCAAGATACTTTCGATGATACTACTAATTCAACAGCTCTATATTTTCAAACTGGAAAGAGTGAGACTGCCACTACAAAGATGATTATTGATGAAGATGGAAAAGTTGGTATTGGAACTACAGTTCCATCTCATGATTTATCTGTGAATAGTGGTGATGGTGGAGTGATTTCTTTAAATAGAGATGATACTGCAATAGAAAATGATAACGCACTAGGTCAAATTTTATTTGGAGGAGATGACCCCTCTGATGGAACATTTAAGCAAGGATGTGCTATTGTAGGTATGTCTGCTGGAGAATGGGCTACAGGAGGAGATAGTAGTGATTGTGGTGGTAAATTAATTTTTAAAACAGTAGCTGATGGCGATGATACTCTTACTGAAAGAATGAGAATAGCTGATGATGGTAAAGTTGGTATTGGAGATACTAGCCCTACAGCAATATTAGATATATATGGTGGTGGAGCGATGGGAACAAAAACGCTTCGTGTTGCACAGGCAGAATTAACTGGTTCTAACCATGATGCTGATAATCATGTTACTGTGGGAGGGCATTTTAGTTATTTTAGAGCAGCTACTAAAGCAGGTGAAACTAAAATAAGATTTTATGTTAGAGGTGGGAATTATAATACTGCATTATTTTCAATATGTGAAGTTTCTGCTGTAGCTAATAGTTTCTTCATACATGCTCAGTTTCATACAGGTTCATTAACTGTATCTAAGTTAAATAATGGTGCATCTAGTGGTATAGGTACAGCAACTAGTTTTAGTGGTACAGATGATGGAGATTCTTATTTTGAAATAACAGGGTTAACAGCTGAGAGAAGCTATGCTGTTACACAGCTTGGGGGCGATATGTGGGTCTCAGCTGTAGATGGTGCTTCTTAAAATATAAAAAAAGGTAAAGAATGAGTAAAATAAAAGAAAATAAAAACGTAGAGAATAACGTAGCAAAAGAAGAAAATAAAGAGAGAGATGTTATACAGAATTTAAGGGTACAGCTTAAAGATCATTTAGAGAAAGCTGACCATCATAAAACAATGGCAATTAAAGCACAGGGTGCATTAGAAGTATTATTACAACTACATCCTGAAGAAGACAAATAACACGCTCACGCTCTGCCAAGAGCTTAAAGTGTAACTCAAAAGGAGAATAAACATGGCAAGTAAATATGGAAGAAATGGTTTCACAGTACAAGAGGCTGTAAATTCAGCAGATGCATACAATACATATAAATTTGAAACCTTAACATTAGATGGTACTACTGAAAAAACAACATCAAGTTGGTTAAATCAGCCAGCAAAAGAAGTAATGATATTTAGTAAGGGCAATGCAGCTAATGATGATGGTATAGTAATTGCTTTTAAAGTTAATGGATCATATGGAGCTGATATTACCATAGATAGTGAGCAATTACCATTTACAGTAAAAGGTATGCTTATTGAGGAAGTCACAATACATGGAGATGGTTCTGGAACAGATGATGATGTTTTGTCAATTTTATCATTTCACTAGGGAGTATTATGGCTAGTTTAGGTAAACCAAAAATACCAATAAGTAAAAATGATTTAAAGCAGGCTGTTTTAAAAAAGAATAATTCTCTTGAATCTAAAAATAAAGATTTAGAGTCTTCTATCAAGGATAAGCAAAAAGAGTTAAAATCATTAGATAAAGATTATGACTCTCAAAGTAAGAAATATGGAAAACTTTTAAAGGATATTGAGTTCCAAGAAGAGAGAATGAGTAAGGTTAGTGGTGGTATCTATTCTAATGAGAAACTTTTATCAGAAAAGTTAAAGCTTGTCTCAAAAGCCGATAAAGAATACTCAGAACAAAAGGAACGTGTATCAAGGCTTAAAGATGAAGAAACTAAACTAGTAGAAGAAATCAAGAGATTAGAATTTTATAAAGATAGATGTGAAGACTCTAAGAATGAACTTGGAAATCTTCAAGATGAAAAAGATAGTCTCTTAGAGGAAATAGAAGTTATCAAAGAGAATGCTAAAGACGAAGCTCAAGAGTGTAAAAATAAAATATCTTCATATGAGGATAGATATGAAGCTTTAGAAGAAAAAGCTAAAAAACATGAAGATATGGTTCATCAATTTGAGAAACGTCTTGTTGATACTCAAAACCTTGTTAAAGATGAAGAAAATCAATTAAAAGATTTTCAAGAAAAGTATAAAAAAGAGTTGAAGAAATCTGAAAATGAATTACAGGCAGTTAAAAATCTTTGTAACAATACTGAAGATGACTATATAAAGTGGGAGCATAAAGTATTTAAGGAAAAAGAGAAAGCAGACAAAGAGCAAGATCGAATTAAAAAAGCTAAAGAAAATTTTGAAAAATGGAAGATTGGAGTCCTTGAAGAAGTGGCAAGATTAAAACTTAAAAATAAGGTCGATAATATTGATAAGGCTGGATTATCGGATATACTAAATGGCTAATATAGGAACAGGTGCAGTAAAAATTATTGATAACGATAGCGATGTTGTATCCGTTACTAATAATCGTCTTGATGTAAATGCAACTATTGGTGTTGGGTCAAGCACATTTACCTCATATGCTCAAGATACATCTACTACAAGTGCATCCACAGTATCAACATTGATAGGTACTACATTATCATCTTGTAAAGAAGTTATTATACAAGCAGATTTTGACAATGCTAGTTTTATTATGGTAGGCGATGGTGGAGTGTCAGGAGATGATACAGAGGGAATACGATTACACGCTGGAGATATGCTAACCCTTCCAATTTCCTCAACTGATAATATTTCTATACGAGCAGGAGATACAAGTCAAAAATTTAACATAAGTATTATTACATAATGGCTGAAACTAAACTTATAAGAGACCATCATTTACTTACTCGTAACCTAAGATTAAATGGTAAATACATTTCTAACGATGGTGGAAATGAAGGTATCTCTATTGATGATACAGGCGATGTTACATTGTCATCTGTTAATAGGCAATTAAGGCTGGCTTATGATTCTGATAGCTATTGTAATTTTACTGTTGATAGCAATAGTGACCTTACAATAACACCACAAGAAGGTGGCATGATAAAAATAGATCATGATCTCGATACTACAACTGGAGGTATCAACACTGGATTTTATCTTGATATGGATAGAACTGGGGATGTAAGTACTGGTTTAGATACTAATGTTGGTCTTACTATAAATGTAAGTGCTACTGGTGCATCAGGTGGATTTATAAGTACTACTGGACAGCAAATTGTAGTAGTTGGAGATACTGGGGGAAGTAGTGCTACTTATGGACTTACAATAAATTGTTCAGGTGCTGATACTAATAATGGTATTTCTGTAACATGTTCTGAGAGACAATTAAATATGTCACATGATTTTAATAGCTATTCTCAGATTCATTGTACTGCGGATAGTCATACTACATGGATGACAGCAGAAAGTGGAGATATAAAATTAGATGCTGGTGGAGATATATATTTAGACTCTGGAAGTGGAGTTTATAGGTTTCTAACGGATACTGATGCTGATAGCTATGTAAGAATGTATAGTGGTGGCAATGGACAATCTTTTACTATATCTACAAATGTTGGAGCAGAAGATGTAGCTAATACTGGCGATTTTACTTTAGATATAGCTGGAGATATTACTCTTGATTCATCGACTGGTATTATTCTTTGTAAGGATAATGGTGGAAATTATACACCTCCATCAGACTATGCAGTGGCAACAAAGAAATATGTAGATGATAATGCAGGTGGAATAACAACAGGAAAGGCTATTGCAATGGCAATAGTATTTGGATAAGGAGAATAAATGGCAAATCCTAATATAGTATCTGTAGCAACCATACTTGGAGAATCCGTTGGATGGAATCTAACAAATACACTAACAACAACTTTATTTACTGTAAGTGCTGATTACCTAATTAAAGTTAATAGAATTACTGTGGCTAATGTGGATGGAACTTCAGCTGCATCATTTAATTTATATATAGATACAGGAGCACAGACATCTGCTGGAGGCACAGTTGCTAGTGGTGCATCAGATATATACTTAGCTAAAACAATGTCAGTTCCTGCTGATTCTACATTAGTATTAGTAGATACTCCTATTTATTTAAGAGAGGGAGATGTTTTAAAGGGTGGTGCAAGTGCTGCAAGTGATTTAGATTTATTTATGTCATATGAGGTAATAAACGATGCCTAAATGGGAAGCTGGAATAATACATGCAAGTGCTAGTTATAGAACTGCTACAAGTAGTGAGGCAGGAGGTATATGGACTTTAGAAGATCAATTAAGGCATAAGAGAAATTCAAATTGGCCAGAGCCTTTTGCTGGCTGGCCTGATAATAATGGTCAAAGAATAGCTGTAACTCTTACTGCCCAATCAGGTGGTACTGCAGATATGACAACAGCATATAATGTACACCATGAAAATATGGATGCTGCTGTTGCTAAAGTTGGAGCAACTGGAAGAATATATATAGCTGTTAAAATAAATGCATCTACAACTTATTATAACGATTTTTGCATAGGAGCTATACAATTAGTAAGTGATGACTATAGTACTTTAGATAAGGGTTGGGCATTTACTGATACTGTAGATAGAGATGCATGGACTCAGGCAAGTGTAGATTATATAGGAACAGGTACTGCTGGATTGGAAAATTACAACGATGTTATATCAGCTGGATCACAATCTTGGGTAGCTATAAATACTTCTTCAAGTAATGGTAATTGGTCTTGGGCAACAAGTACTGGAAGTTCTAATACAGGTGCAGCAGATAGTGTTTCTGGAATATATTCTAATGCAGGTGATCCTGGAACAATAATAGGCTCTGGAACTAGTACTATTGCTCAAGATTCAGGTACAAAATTTATATACACAGAATCATCTGGAAGTAATATATCTGGAAAATGGATGTGGATTAGAAGTCCTGAAATTACCTTAAATGGAGAAAGTGATAAAAATTTTGTAATGGCATATTTAGCAGCAAGTAATAGTGGTAATGGAATGCAAGATGCTTCAGATAATGCTTTAATTAGATGGTGGTGGGTGTAATGGGTAGTAAAACTTTAGAAGAATTGCAGGCAATTTTAGCTACAATAACAAGTAGACTAAATGAAACTTCAAGCATTATATTATTTTTTGAAGAATGTGAAGAGATGGATATAGCTTCTTCTTTTGATGCTAATATAGTAGCTATGACTAATGCTGTAGAATGTTTAAATAAAGAGATAGACTCAAGATCATGATAAAAGATAAAAAATCAATAGTAAAAAGAGCAATAGTAACTCCAGATAAACATTTTCCTTTGCATGATAAAAAGGCAATTAATGTTTTGTGTAAATCTATTGAAATAGTAAAACCAGACATATATGTTGATTTAGGAGACGTTGGAGAATGGGGTGGAGCAAGTCACTGGCAATGGACAAAAAGAAAACGTCCACCATTAGAGTATCAAACTCCATTTATAGATCAAGATATTAAAGATGTTAACAAGGGAATGGATCAGATAGATGAGTCTTTAGATAAAGCAAATTGTAAAGAAAAACATATGATAGAGGGTAATCATGACGATTGGATGAATAGGTTCGTTGATGAGCATCCTTACTTGGAAGGATACAGGTTTAAAGAATGCGTAAATTTAGAAGAAAGAGGGTATCAATATCATCCAATTGGGAGGTATTACAAGATTGGGAAACTAGCGATGTATCATGGTCATCATTTTGCTGGGATAAATCATACAAGAAATCATTTAATGAGGTTGGGAACAAATATAATGTATGGTCATCACCACGATATTCAGCAGTCATCTGTAACCCACTTGGATGGAGTAAAGTCAGCGTGGAGTATAGGATGCCTAAAAAACATGAGTGCAGACAAAAATAGTTTTCTACAAAATAGAATGCATAATTGGTCTCATGCTTTTGCAATAGTAGATTTTTATGATAAAGGTTTTTTCACTGTACATGTAATACAAATAATAAATGGTAAAACATCCTTATGGGGTGAGTTAATAAAAGGATAACATTATGAACGAAGAAGAAAAATCAATACTAGATGTATATGGAGTAAAATCTAAAAAATCTGATGAGCTTGTTGCTAATACTCTTGAAGAAGTGGGATTTGCTTCTCGTGGAGAGGGTGCAGATATTTTATATGAAATACTCACTGAAAGTGGGGACAAAAGATATATTCATGAATATTTAAACATGATGCCAACAAGACCTAATTTGAATTGGATGGGAAATATGACAAGAGCGAATATAGAGAATAATCCAGCTACAGCAGATACTATTTCATACAAAGAAGGGAAAGGAAGACTTGCTCCACAGAAAAATATAATAACACGATTATTAGAAACAATGGGATATTGATGGAAGGGATAGTAGATACATTAAAAACAACAGGAGCAGGTATGGGAGGATGGTGGTTATCTATTAGTGGTTGGTTACCAGAAGTTGTTAGTTTACTTGTTGGGATTGCAACTTTAACGTATTTAGTGATTAAAATATATAAAGAATTAAAGTAGGAATGGAGGATACATTTGGACATAATTGGAATAATAGAAACTGTTGGGATTCCAGTCGCAGTGGCGATAGGTTTAGGTTATGCTTTGATGTATCTTATAAAATTTATAACAAAGGACGTAAAGGCTGATATTAAAAACTTGTATGAAATTACTGTAAAATTAATAGATAGTAATAGACAAGCAAAAGATGAAACAAAGAAAACAATGACAGCAGTTAACGCAATAAAAGATATAGTAATTAAATTATTTAAACAAGGAGACAAATAATGGTAGATGCATTATTAAATAACTGGGAATATGTGGTAATAGCTATAATGGCTATAGATAAGGCTGTTGCACTTAGTCCAACTGAGTGGGATGATCTTATATGGACATCAATTAAAAAATCAATATATAAAGTAGTGGGGAAATAATATGTTTAAAGTATTACTAGGAAAAGCAATAAAAAAGCATGGTTTAAAAGGTATTCTTATAAAAGTAGGGAATACTGCTGTAAAGTTAACTAAAACTAAAAAAGATGATGAGGCTTGGGCAAAGATAAAGGAGCTTATTGAAAGTCTATAAATATATATTAACTTTATTTTATATGGAGGTTCTCTATGGGTAGTGGCTGGGATAAAATGGTTAGTGATGAATTTGCTAGACAAAGAAGAGCTTTTGAAAATAAATATGGGAGAGGCACTTGGAAGGATAAGGATAAAATACTAGCTAAAGAAAGGGCTAGATTGGATAAAAAAGAACTGTCCCAAACACCTGAGCCCTCAATTCCTTCTATTTCTAACGTAGGTTCTACTGCCTTTACAGGTGTTGTAAACCAACAAGCTGTACCTGCTGGATTTCAAGCATTACCAGCTTCAGCAGGAGCAAATAAGAAGATATATCAATTATCTCAATTTCATGAAGGAGTTAATCAAAGCTCTTCACCACGTGATATTTCTGAAAACGAATGTCAAGAAGCTAAAAATATTACTTTTTCAAGTATTGGTTCTATAAAACTACTTGGAGATTGTAAAAATACTGAGAATAGCATTACTACTCATGCTGTAGGTACAACTAACAGGTGTACTGCAGGTTATGGTCTATTTCAATTTACTGCTCCAGCAGATAAAGATGACACTACAGGAGAAACAGTTATAACATATTCTGCTGATGGTGATAGGGTAGATTCTCATGATGCAGCTGGCTTAAATGGAAACACACAAATAGACTTTGGAGGCAATGATAATGACGATACTGCATTTGTTTTTTATGCAGCAGGTAATGGGGTATATGTTGCTGATGCAAATTTTGCCAATACAGGTAATGCTCGTAGAGCAAAAATGTACGTTAATAGATCAGATATAAATGGTACTGTAGGTATTAGTGGTTGGGTTAGCTCAGGTAAGGCACTTATTGATTCACCTGATTACTCAGCAAGTACGACAAATGATGTTGAAATGAAAGGTACTCATAATGATGCTGGTGCTGCAGGAAGGCTTGAAGTTGCAATTATGGACGCTAATACTGGTACATGGAATGGTACATATTTTTTTTATATTTCTTGGCTTTTTGATGGAGGAACTGAGACTGGCCTAACTTGTCTTGGATCAGATAATGGCTTTTCCAATGAAACGTGTGAACTTAATGTTAGCATACACCATGCAAATGGTGGCCCTGTTGGTGGAGATAAAAGGATTGAAGGTGCTAGAATATATTTTATGCCACCTGGAACCAAAGAAAGATACCTTCTTGCAGAAGTTAGCTTAGTAGAAGGAATAAAAGGTGCTTTAGATTCTACATTTACTCCTTGGGAGGAATCAGCAACTAATATATATCATTTAGGAAGTAATATTGTATTTGAAGACCCTCCAGAAGTATATACATATCAATCATTAAATGGATATGCTGCAAATGAAGTTTATTCAAAATCTCCAAATTCAACAAGTGGAAGACCTACAGCCTATCTTGTTTATTATAAAACTGCTGTTGTTGGTCAAGGTGGTATTGTTTATATTGGGAATGTAAAATTTAATGGTACTCATAGACCTGATGCAATGATGTTTTCTATGCCAGGAAAACCTGGGGTATTTCCATTATTAAATACTTTTGACTCTCCTTCATCTGATGGGTCAGCTATAACTGCCCTTGCAGCATATGGTGATACAATTTTACAGTTTAAAGAAAATGGATTGTATATTATAAATATTTCAAATCCTGAGAAGTTTTATGCTGAAGCAGCTTATAGAGATTGTGGTGTTCATAATCCATGTCAAGTATTTACTGCTTCATTTGGTATTATCTTTGCAAATAAACATGGATGCTATATTTATGATGGTAGTAAGATTATCTCTCTAACTGGTGGTAAATTCGATGATGCTGCTTGGGATTTACCAAACGATGAAGGTTCTGCTATTGGAGATGAAGGTGCTGGCGTTCCTAGTGTTGGATATGATCCAAGGTCACAAAATATTATTGTTCTTAAAGATATTAATGATGATTCAACAGATCAAAATGCATGGGTTTACAATATGCCAACTCAATCATGGACTGAAGGAATTGACATATTTACAAATGCAGCTGGAGGGAGGCATACTAATTTTATTGTATCTGCAAAAGGATATTTAAGCTTTCTTATAGATGATGTTACTACTTTATATAATTATAGTCAAGGTCAAGCTAGTGGCAATGCACAAACAGTTACCTATATAACAAAAGATATTGATTTTGGATTTCCAAATCAAACAAAGAAAATATTTAAAATATATGTTACATACCAAGGGGATGCAAATGCTTTAACTGGAACTTGTGGTTTAAATGGAGATTCAACTCCAGACACAGCCATGACAAATGCTGGAACTTCTGATGCAACCTTAACAAATCATGGAGTAGCTGACCATACAGTTGCAACGTTTACAATAGATTCACAGCCTGATACTATTAAAAGTATTGCTTTAAAATTTACAGGTTCTTGTGGTGAAGATTTTCAAATAAATGATATAACAATAGTATATAGATTGAGACCAATAAAATAATGTCAAGTGATAGATCAAGAAAATTAGAATGGAATAGTGCAAAGAGACCAAAGATTGTCAATTCTTTAAGTGCTCCAAGTCCTAATGAAGGTAATAATGGAGATATACAATTAAGACAAACCAAAATTGGAGCAAAGATATTTGTAAAGCTTGGTGGTACGTGGCATAGTACATTTTTATCTAGTGAAACTGACCAAGGGAAAATGAACTCTGCTAACACTCTTAGTGTAGATGAAATTAATTTAAAAGGTAAGATTACTTTATCTAGTAAAGGAACTCAAAATGTTTGCATGGGAACTGGAAATAAAGATATTGGAGAAAATAATGTAGTTATTGGAGTTGATGCAGGTAATTCTTTAGAATCTGGTGCTAACGATAATACAATAATTGGTTTGGAAGCTGGAAAAGCATTAACAACAGGAGACTCAAATGTATTTTTAGGAGTAGAGGCTGGGCTTGATATTACAACTGGAAGTGATAATACAATTGTAGGACATGAAGCTATTGCATCAAGAAGTACTCCTGCTAGTTCAACAAATCGTATTGTTATAGGTAAGGGTGCTGAAGGTGTAGCTAATAATACATGCACTATAGGGAACTATGCTGTAACTGATGTTTATTTAAGTGAGAATATACATATTGGAGATCAAGGCACAGAGAAAGGAAGACTTCACTGTGGAGAGATAAATGTTTATCCTGCTAATGGTGTTGGGCAAGATACGGAAATTAATATGTGGCAATCTGTAGATAATAATGGAGATGATGATACTTCTGATGCTGGTGATTATCAAAGAATAGCTTGGAGTTTAAGAACAGATAATTCTTCAGGTACAAGTGGTTCTACTCCAAATTTTTATATTTTAGATTATATAACTGGCACTACTAGGTTAAGAATTTTAAACTCTAATGGAGATTTTTATACAAATGATGGAACAGTTCATAGCATATCTGATATAAGAATTAAAAAAGATATAACTGATCTTTCAGATGGTTTAAATATTATTAATCAATTAAGACCAAGAACATTTAAATATAATGGTAAAGCAGATATGACTTTAGATGATGGTATAACTAGATATGGATTCATAGCAGATGAAGTATTGACTATAGCACCTCAGTATGTTGATGCCAATCTAAAAGAAGAGATAGATGGTGTTGAGGTAAATGACTTTAAATCTTTATCAACAATAAAAATGATACCAATGATGGTTAAATCAATACAAGAATTATCAGCAAAAATAGATGCAATGCAAGTAGAAATAAATAATTTAAAAAATAGTTAGGAGAATAAAATGGGAGTAAGTTTAGCAGGAAAAAGAAGACAATCTATAATGCAGGGATTAGAAGATCAGTTAACATCTGCACAAACAGATATACAAAGTGATGCTACCAAACATACAGTAGCAAAAAATATAGCCAAAAAAGGTGGACAAAAACTTCTAAAAAGAGGAATGCAAAAAGGGTTAGCTAAGTTTATGTCTGGAGCTGGTGGAAAATTTATAGCAGGGCTAACTAAGTCACCTATGATGTCATTTATTCCAGGTGGTGCAATTGCTCAAATAGCACTGACTGCTTTATCATCTATAGCAGCAAAAAAATTCGCTGAAGGTATAACTAATAAACTGAAGCCTGATACTTCTAAACTTGACGTTGTAGATAAGTATGGATACGCAGGAAAAGAAGTAGACACTTTAAAGTCTGAATTAGAAAAACAATTACGACCAGATGATACAAATCTTGGAAGAGAATTAATTGATGCAACTGGTCAAGAAGTAATGGCAGGAACTCTTGATGATACCAAACTAGGTAAGAAATTTACAGAATTTACAAAAATTGGTGAAAAAGGAGAAGGATTGACATTAAGTGAGATTCTTGGTGCTGCTCAAGACCCAACCAAATTACTTGACAAGGATAGTGAAGATAGTGATGATACTGAGGGTGAAGATGTTGTAGAAAATGAAGTAAAACTTAGTGGTGGTACTGGTGAGGATAACAATATGGAGACAGGGGGTGATGAATGGAGTGAGATGGATTCTAATAAATGGGGAACAATGAGCCCACAAGAGCAAGACGAATGGAAGTTATGGCGTTTACAAAACAAAGAAGTAGAAAAAAAAGAATATGGTGGATTAATCTACGAGGATGGTGGTCAAGTTTTTGAAATGGATCAATTAGCATCATTGCTTTCTCTTTTAGGTGAAGGAAATCAAATGCAATCTAGTAATCAGAATACAGAAAAACCTCAACCAACAATTACTGAATATTTTGCATCTCAAGGTAAAACTCTTGGGGGAAATAATATTCAATCACTATCACAAAAACTAGGGAGGTAAATTAGTATGGCTTATGCTTGGAAAAAATGGGTTAATGCAGGTCACACAGATAGTCAGGGTAATATATATATTACAAGGCGTAAACCTAAATTTGGACAAGTAGTATCCGAATGGCAAGTAGCGTATTATCCTTCAGGAGGTTCAATGGATGACTTTACACTTTTACATTCAAGTAATTATGATTATGCTAAGAAGCAGGGATGGAAAGATGCTGCTTTGGAGATAGCTAAAAACCCTAAGACAGGTTCTAATTTTGGAAAAACAGACTTAAAGACTGACGAAATTACTAGCACTGGTAGTGATTGGGGAGCACCTCAACTTACTAAAGAAATGTTTATAAATGCTGATGGAAGTCCTAAAGATGTAGAGGAGATATATAAAGAGATAAATCCACTATTGCCAGGAATAGAAGGAAATGAACTAAGACAAAACATCATAGATAATCTATCTAGGTATCAAGGGCCAGAGCAGGAAGAGCTTGATTATGTACAAGAAGATTATGAGAAAGATGTTTATGGTGTACAAAAAGAAGCACGTGGATTTACTGGTGCTATGGGCAATGTTTATGGTACTGGAATGATGGGAGGTATGCGTGGAATGAAGTCTAAGCAGGAAGATATTGCTGAATCATTTAAAGAAGCAGGTCAGACAAGGGATAGGAGTATATATAAATTAGAAGAAGCTGCAGGCGATGAATTTGAAACTGGCATTAGTGACTGGGTTCAACCTGGGTGGCTTGAAGATAAGGCAAGATTTGGAGGATTAGTTACTAAGCATGGAATGAAAAAAAGTAAGAAGACTTTTTTAGAAGTTTTAAGTAAATTACCAGATGCGAAAGGGAGTTAAATAATGAGTATTTCAGAAACATTAAATCAAATTCTTTCAGAAAAAAGTACATATAGACCTAGTGGTGGTAAAAGAGATGATATTACAGCATTGCTTGAAGGCATAGAAGCTGGATCAGTAATAGCAGAAAGAAGAAAAGAATGGGAAGAGAAAAAGAATGCTGGAAGAAAAAATATTATTAATAGTATTTCAGCAGACACAGAGAGACTATACAATAATAAAGATGTTGAACATAAAAGAGGTCAGTTGAAAAAATATATTGAAAACAATTATGATAATATGGATTCTGAGACCATGGAAATTGCTAAACTTCACATGGAGAATTTTAATTATCAACATCAAAAAAATGCTAAGTTTGATTTATTTAAATCTCAAATGGATGATAAGTTTGAAGTGGTAAGAAATTTTATAGATAATGAAAAAAATTTTGTAGTTGGGAAACAATATAATACTGAGGATGAGGCAGATCAAGCTAAAATAGATGAATTTAGAAAAATATCTGAAGAATATACAGCTTGGAGTGAGAATTTTGTTAATGAATATGCAGATAGATTGCAGCTTCCTAATAATTCTCATGTCTTGCAAGACCTTTCTCAGGCACAATATATAAATGAATTTATGCTTGATAGTTTTTTTAGTGACAATAAAATAGATAAAGTAGAATATGATGCTTATAAACAATCTTTCAATACTAATAGTATGGAAGGAATTAATAATTTTAAACAATTTAAAAAGCAAATGCTAAACACATCTCGTGAGAATCTTATAAAAAGCATGGATAGTAAAATTGAGATTGCAAATAAATATAAGGGAATGCTTACTGGTGCTGCTTCCCTTGAAGATTTTATGGGAGAAGAATATGAAGATATGAAACTATTTGATGAAAATGGTCAGTTAAATATTGAGCCTCACGAATTACAAGCGTTAGAACAGGCAAGCCAAAAAGCAGACGATGAATTAAAGATTGACAACACTACTCTCCAAGATAGGACTGGTGTAAACTATTTAGCAACTAGGGATAAAACTATACATGATCGTATATACCAAAAAACTCCACCACCACCAAAATTAACTCAAGATGATATAGATAAACTCAAATTGTTAAAATGGTCTGATGATGAAATAGGCAATTTAAAATATGATGAGGCTAAGGAATATATTGAAAAAAAGATGAGTCCTAAGAAACAGAAAATACAGGAAATCAAGGAAACTACAAATCCATTTGATGCTATATCTAAAAGTGGAGAGAAAAAGAAAGAAATATCACAATATAAAAAAGATATTAAAAAATTGGAACAGGCTAAAAAGAATAGTAAGGCAGCTTATGATAGAGCCCTTAAAAGAATGAATATTAAAAGCATAGATGATCTTAATGATAAGGTAAGTATTGCAGAAGAAGAACTTTATGGTGGGATGATAAATGTTGGAGAACATACGCAGGCACTTGTCAATACTGCTAAATATTTTATCAATACTGGAGAAATAGATTTCAAAGGACAATTTAGGCATGTGTCTCAATTAAAAGATGTAAATAAACTTAAAGAGAATAAAGATATTTTAAGATTTATAAAAGAATATCCTGATGTGTGGGAAGAAAAATTAAAAGAAATGAAAGAAAATATAAAAAAGAAAAGAAGTGGATTTGAGAAGCGTATATAAAGGAGAACTAGGTAGATGTCAATACCATTAAATGTAAAAAAAGAGCTTGATACATATCGTGCAGAAAATCCATGGTCTAATGATTTAGACGATAAAAAAGTATATAGTCTTGTCAAAACTAAAAATCCTGATCTTACATGGCATGAAGTTGATCTTGAAAGAGGAACTAAAAAGAAAAATGTAAACACAGATGCTAGTGCTATAAATGGTTTTAAAGAATGGTTTGATTGGGGAATTGATGAAAATTCTGCTGATTGGATGAAAGCTGCATATACAAATTCTCTTACAGGTATGACTGAGAAAGCTTTAACTGGAGAGCAAAGATTTAATCTTTCTGAATATGATCCAGATTTTATGGAAGATGTTCTTTCTATGGGATTGTCATTTTTTATGCCACTTGATATTATTGCATTAGGTGCTGGTAGTGGTGCTGGGAATTTATTATTAAAAGGATTTGGTGCTACAACTGCTAAGGTGGCTGCAAAGAAAAAAATAGAACAATCTTTAGCACAAAAAATGGTTGAAAATGCAACAAGGCAAGGTGCTACTATGGGTACTTATGAAGGTGCTATGAATGGAATGCAAGCAGCTAGCAATGGGGAAGATGTATTAAGTGCTATTGGTTCTGGCGTTGTTCATGGAGGAGTACTTGGTGGACTTGCAGGAGTAGCAGGTGGAGGTCTCGCTTATAAGCATGCACATTCTTTAAATAAATTTACTAAAGCAGGTAAACTTGGAACAAGAGGGGCTAAAGATGCTACTAGAACATTAACATTTGGAGAAAAGATCACATTAGGGGCTACTGGAGATTTAGGACAAATAGTTGCTGAAGATGCAGCATTTAATGCAGGTGATATTGTTCACCAAATAGCAAAAGGTGAAGATGTAAGATGGGATGATGTTAAAAAAGGATTTATTGCTGAACTTGGTTTATTTGGACTCTCAAAAGGCATGTCTAAAACATTTAATAAAAGTTTAGAAAATTATAAACTTTTAGAAGAAGCTGAAAAAATAAAGCTTGGTGTTGATGAAAATGGTAAGACACGTGATAGTCAAATTAAAGATAAGTCAGAATTAGACCTAAGAGCACAGGCAAGGGCTAAAAGAGAGAAGGGAGAAATTGATGAGGCTGATGCTATTGATGCAGCTGCAGATATAATAGCTCAAGAAAAAACCAATGTAGATGAACAATATTTAAACCTTAGAGATGAGCTAGAGAACGCAAGAAAAGAAACAAAATCTCTTATTGATGATCATAAAGATGGGATCACAGAAGCTTCTCCTGCTCGTGCAAAAAAGATTATTAGTAATGTCTTAAAACAAATTGGAACTCTTGAAAAACTTATAGAGCATGCTAAGGATGAGGTTAATCCAATGTATAAGACCTTATTGCATAAATTTGAGAAGCAGAAAGAGGCACTTCATAAGATACAAGATCAATGGAGTGGTGAGAATGCAATAAATCAAGCATCAATACATGGATTTAATGCAGATCGTATTTGGAAGAAAAATCGTGTTATTGAAGAAAATATAATGCGAAATAAGGATGGAAGTATAAGAAAAGATCAAGATGGCAATATATTAGAATATGCTGATATTGACAATTTAAATCTTGATGTTGATACAGATAGAGCAAAAGCTCAAAAATTAATTTTAGATGAGAAAAAAGCTATACAAGATTTTGATGCTCCTTCAGTAGCAGGAAGCAAAACAGATATATCGTCTATCTCTGGAAGAATACAACAAATTGTAAGTGACGTTGCTGGTAAAATAAAGAATAAAATAAAGAAGAGAGATTGGTCTGAGGTTGAAAAAACAATAGAAGATTTTAATAGAGAGTCCACTGAGAGTACATATATTCCAGAAATTAAAGATAGTAATACTAAAGATATATTATTAGAATGGGTAAACCAAGGTGAAGGAAGTAGAAGTGCTGTTAGATATATAGCAAAGGGATTGGAATATCTTGGAAAAAGATCAACTGAACAGCTCACAGGTAACGATATAACAAGAATAATACAAGCAATAGGTGATGGTAAGATTGAAGGTCTAAAAGGTTCAGCACCTGCAGTTGCAACTGCATTTTCAAAATTCAAAGAATGGACTACATATCAAGGGCTTACAAACAGACCCTTTAGACAAAAAGATTTAAAAGATGCCTTTAGACTTGCCAACCAAATAATAAAAGAAAGAGCACAAGAAAGAAAAGAATATATAGCAGGCATAGATTTAAAAAAAGATATTAAAAAAACTATATCAAAGCTTCCTGAGTTTGATAAATCTTCTACACAACAAAAAGAAATGCACATTTCAGCTGATCTCCATTTGGAAGAAGGTCTTTCTATAAGAACAGCAGAATTAAATAAATTAAAAGTTGAAGATATTAAGTCTTTAAAAGTTGGTAAGGATACTAAATATTATTATCATGTAAAAGCTTCTTATATAGGAAAGGGTGGTGGTAATCCAAGAAAAGTTGAAATTACTAAAAAAACATATGACAATATTAAAAAACTTGCCAATGAAAAAGGTTTAAAAAATAGTGATGTTATTTTTGATAAAAATACACATAGTAAAATTCTTAAAGATAAGAAGTATAAAGAAAATATCAAGATAGAAGATTCAAGAAAACTAATAGAAACAAGAGCAGATGAGATAGGCATGACTCATAGGCAAAAAGAATTTCTTAAATATTTCCTTGGACACGAAGGTACAACAGATACTGCTGATACATTTTACAAAGGAACTTTAAAACCCTCTACGGAAGTTCAGCTTAGTGGAATTTTAAAAGATATTTTAAATGAAAATATTTCAGTAGAAGATGGAAGAGTTAAAATATCAGAATTATTTGGAACTAAAGAAGTTAAATATCAACTTGAGTCTGCTGCTAAAACTCTAAATATTAGTGTTGACCAATTAAAAAAACAGATAGAATTTTTTAAGAAAAAATATCCTGAGCTTGATATACAACTAAAAAAAGATTTAGGAAAATTTCAAGGAGAAGAAGTTCTTGGTCGTATTACTGGTCGTCTTATTGAAATAGCTGAGGGTAAAGCTGCAATAGATACAATTCCTCATGAGGTTTCTCACCACGTTGTTGATGTTCTACGTGCCTTTGGAGATAAGAAAAGTAAAGATATTATACGTGATGGTGAACGTATGTTTAAAAATGTAGATAGAAGTAAAAGTCCAGAAGAAAACATGGTTCAATCTATTGGAGAATATGTTGCTGGAAGGCTTAAAAATAAAACAACAGTATCTAAGGTTAAAAATTTCCTTAGAAAATTTTGGAGTCATTTAAAGCATAAACTTGGAGTACATAATAAAACTGATGTTACTCGTATTCTTGGTGAAAAAGTATTAAAAGGTGATTTGCCAGAGACACAAAGAAAAGATTTTATTACTAAATATCAAACATCTAAAGAAAATCCTACTGTAAGAGATCAAATAAAGGAAATAAGTGATAATTTGCATGCAGGTGGAGAAATAAATAGCCTAGATAGAAAGGTTAGAGATGGAGATTATAAGAACTGGAGAGCAAAAAGAATAGAGATATTTGGAGATACAACATATAATATAGATAAGATAACACTAGATCAAATGCAACAGTATGAAGAATTTATTACAGGTCATGGGCTTAATAAAGGGCCAAATAAACGTAATACTGAGCCAGTTGTAAGAAGGATAGAAGATATAAATAATAAATATAATATTCATCCAGATATTGCAAAATCTAGGTTAGAGCTTATGGGTGTTGAAGATGGAAAATATGAGAATGCAGATGATTTTATTGTTAAAACTTATGAGTCTTTTATTAGGAATAATTATGATCCTGTTACTAAGAAGGATACATCTTTTACTAATATAGCACTATTAACCCAAGAAGATGGTGTTAAAAGTAGAACTGATAAACTTTTATGGGCTTATGGAAGAGGTGTTATGCCTGTATGGTTAGTTTTAAGAAAGTTTGGAGGTAAGGCTGGAAGAGCATTGTCAGAAAAAATAATTAATCATGAATATGCTGAACATGTTTTATTCAATGGGCCAGGCCAAGAAGCTTTATCCATTGTAAAAAATACGCTTGATAAAGGTTCTATAGAAACTGCAAAAGATTTAAAAACTAAGGTAAAAGGAAAAGTTCCAATTGTAGGTAGAAAAAAATCTGACGATGCATCTATTATCTTTGATAAAGAAAGAGCTAAAAGAAACTATGAAGATGGAACAATGACTGAGCAGCAAAAGGATTTTTATGAAAAAATATATGGAGATAAAGATGGAAAAGGAATAGATAAAAATTCTGATGAATATAGAGCTTGGGAAGTTTGGAATAAATATACAGAAGAAATTTGGGATCATAGAAGAAAAATATTATTACAACATCATACACATGAAGATGCAAAACGTATTTTAAAAGAAATGAAAGAAGTATATGTTGATGGGTATATGACACGTTCAGTTACTAAAGATTTTTATAAATATGTTTTAGACAAACCTGATAATAATTATATAAGAAATTTAGCAAATAATGAAGTTAAGAGAGTTGCAAAAAAATATGCACTGAAAGAAGGAAAAACAGACGCAGATAAAAAACGTATAGAAAAAGAATATTTAGACCCAGAATCACAAAAAGGAAAAGATTTAAGGGAGGAAATAGGAAATGAAATTTATAATGTTTTAAAATTTGGTTATGGAAATGTTAAAAATCCTCACTTAATTCCACGTAAAGGTCTCTTAGATGAGAAAATAAAGGTTACAGATAATAGGGGAAGATTGATAGAAATTGATGTATATGACAACACTCTACAGGGAACTGGAGAAGCATATGTAAATCGTATGTCTAAATATCTTGCAAATCTTACTTATTTTCCTGAGTGGACTAATGAAGGAAGTCAACATCTTATGGACTTAGGATCAAAAAGTAAAATAGCAAGATTAGGTGAAAATAATGAAATGGTTAGATATGCCGACTTGTCAATTAAAAGACAGCTTGGGCTAGATACAGCCGATCCATTAACATTACCAGGAAGTAGAATTGGTTCTTCTCTTGCAAGTATTTCAGCTGTTGCAGGATTGTCATCTCCAACCTCTGGTCTTAAAAACCTTGCTATTGGTATACCTAGGGCTATCTCTTTATATGGATTTAGAAGAACAGCAAAAGCAATATTTCATGCAATGGATGCTACATCATGGAACGATGCAAGACGTAAAGGACAGTTAGAGTATGGTGCTAGAACATTAGAACTCGAAGATAAAGGTTTTGGAAGATTTAATTTAAGGAAAATGTTTCAATTTAACCTAATGACTAAAACAGAAAATTTAAATAGAATTATATCTTCTCATGCTGGACACTTATATTTTACTGAAGCAATGGCTAAGGTTCGTGGAGAGTCAGGGCTATTTAAAATGGGCACAACAAAAGATAGAATGAAAAATGTTATGAGTGAGGTATGGCACTTATCAGATGATCAAATAAATTTTATTGAAAAAACAAAAGATTTTACTACGCCTGAAAACAAAGCTATGCTTGCTGAGATAATGCATAAAGTAGGACACTTTTCTCATGTATCTGCTCAAGGTGGAACATCTGTTGCTATGCTTCCATTATGGATGTCTAAAAAGGAAGTAAAACCTTTAACATTATTCCATAGAATGGCAATGGCTACAACAATAGATATGTATAGAAATGTTATCAAGCCTATTGCTCAATATGGAAACTTTAAACCTTTATTAAGGGCAACTGTATCTCATGCTATAAGTGGTGAACTTTTATACTGGTTTTACCAAGAAGCATTTGGAAAACAAAAACCAACAGGAGACGAACTTACTCAAGATGATGGGTTTTCAAACATATTATTAAACTTATGGAGATCAGAATTTTTTGGTTTATTTTCTGAAGTAATACCAGGTCTTAATCCTTATGAGAAAGAACTTGCAGTACCATTTTCTGAACCAATTGTTATAAGAAATATTTTAGAGGCAAAGAAACAATATAACTTAATGAATAAAGAAGGAAAATCTCTCTCTGATGCTACTTTAGATTGGTCAAAAAGAACATTTGTAGCCATTAATCAAGCTGATCAGTTAATAAAGACAACAAGGTCTCCATACTTTAAAGATTTTAACAATATGAGACAACTAGTTAGAAAGTTTAAAGAATCACGTGGGATGGAATTATATTCTGGTGATGGTATCGTAAGTAGAAAAGCACCTTTTTATAGAGACTTAAAAAATAAACTAATGTTTGGAACAGATGAAGAAATAGCAGAAAGTTATTGGGATGCTATTAGTAGCTCTATGCAAATTATGTCAAGAGAGAATAGATTTATGACTCAACGTGGATTATATAAAAAGGCAAAAAGAGCTGTGCGTCAAGTTATGTCTCACTACAGTCCTTTAAATATTTCAGATAGTAGAAAAGGTACTTCAAAAACATTATTAAATCAATTTTATGATTGGTTGACACCTGAAGATAAGATGCTTGCAACAAAACTTGAAAAGATTCACAAATTTAGAGAAAGGCATTTCAACAAAATCATAAGAAAGCAAAAATATAAAAAGTTATATTTTTCTAATCCTACTATTTAATCACTATCACGTTATTAAGCCAAAATAGGACTATATAGCTACTTTTTCTTCTTTATTAGGCTCTACCCAAGGTAAATCCTTTTCATAGCTTAAATGAGCCTCTATGCCATAAATAGCAATAAGTAGTGCATCAGCAGTTTTAAGTGTTACTTTTTTAATATTTGGACATTTATCTTTAGCTATCTGCTTTAAAATTTTCTTTCTTACATCCTTTTTTAAACCTTTTTTAATATCGAAATGTGACTGCCATTCTTTTGGTGTTACTAGTTTTGGTTTTAGTTCATGTGATGCAAGTATTCCTTGCCATTGTCCATAATTCTCACCAAAGGTAAATGACCCAGCCCTACCATCTGTAGGGAATGCCCATACTTTTTCTAAGAATACTTGAGTCCTATATGCTGCGACATCGTTGAGACACATACCTAACAGGAGAGCCATATCGTCTACTGTACGTGGACAATTATGAAGGGTTACTGTCTCATCTGTGATGATGGCTATACCACCACCTTTTCCTGGGTCAATACCTATACATTTTTTAAAAGGGGATTTCATCTTGTTCTGCCTCCGTTAAGGATGGTGCAAACAGCTCTTCTGTGTCATTATAAATTTTACATTTATCTCCATCATAAGCCATTTGTACTGATCCTGTTTCTCCATATCTAACCTTAGCAGCTACAAGTGTCATTGCGTTTTTCTCTTCAGGTTTTCCACTAACCTTATATGGATAGAAAACAAAGAATACATTTTCAGCAACTTGTTCTATTGCTCCACTTTCTGCTATATCAGATAATTGGGGTCTTTGTGTTCCTCTTGTTTCCAAAGCCCTGTTTAATTGTGAAGCTAAAATTACTGAGCATTTATATTCTTTTGCAATCCATTTGTAATCATTAACAATTCTCTCTAATTGTAATCTTCTTTGGTCTTCTTTACCTGCAGGTGTTATTAATTGAATATAGTCATCAAATATAACATCTGGTTTAAATTTCTTTATTTCTGTTGCAGATGTAGGAAAGTCTTTTATTTGGTCAAACATTCTAAATCTTTCTGTGCAATATTTCTTTGCTATAAATTCACGAACTCTATCAAGCTCTTGTAATTGACTTTGCTCATACATCCCTTGACGTATCATTCCATATGATAGCTTTCCAGATTCCAATGCTAATAGTTTCTTCAAGACCTCTACGTTTGTAAGCTCTCTGTTAAATAGCATTACTTTCTTTTTAGATGTTAAAACATTGCTTAACATATTTAAAAGCATAGTTGACTTACCATGGCCTGGTCTACCACCAACTATTGTTATCTCACCTCTTGTTAATCCACCTGCAAAGTCATCAACATTCTTGAATCCAGTTTTTATTAATAGCTTATCTGTATTTCTTATTGACTCTATTGCATCACCAAGAGCCTCATTAATATCAAATGTACTATCAGGTCTAAGGTTTATAAGCTCACCAATAGATGTATGTGCTGATACAAGAACATCCATTGCATTAACTTTATTATCAAGTGCTGTTTCTTCTATTTCTTTTGCTTGGTCTACTACTAATCTTAATAGATATTTTTCATATATCTTTTTAGCATAAACCTCTAATGCTGATTCAGTTGGTGCATTATTTGTACAATCAACTATAAAGACAGCATCTACTCCTACAACTTTATCATCTTCAGTTAATGTAGATGTAAGTGTAATCATATCTATATGCTCTCTTCTTTTGACCATTCCTGTAATTACTTCCCATAGCACTCTTGATTTATTTTCATACCATACATCATTAGAAACAATGTATTTAGCTATATCATTATATTTACGAGGATTGTTTATAACGCCACCAATGACAGCAATCTCTATATCTGCTTCATTTGGTAACTTGTTCATTAAAATAGCTCTCCTTGTGCTGTTTTCTTGTTTATTATTTGTGCATAGTCTTCATTAAGTTCAATGCCTATCCATTTTCTACCAAGTCTTTGTGCAACACTTGCAGTAGTACCACTACCCATAAAAGGATCAAGTACCACGTCTCCCTCTTTTGTTCCTGCTTTTATACAAAGTTCAGGAATTTTCTCAGGAAATACAGCAAAGTGAGCCTCACCTGATTGAGCAGTATTGATAGTCCATATACTACGTTTATTTCTAAACTCTTGTGTTGGCTGCGTATTGGCTGCGATAGCATTTGCCATTGGTTCACCTCTTCTAGCATCATTTCTTAATGATCTATTATCTCCAGCATAAGCTGCTGGTTCTTGTATTGCTTTATAATCAAAATAATACCTAGGCTTTAATGAGAATAAAAATATATACTCATGTGACTTAACACATCTATCTTTAACTGCCTCTGGCATTGGATTAGGCTTATGCCATATAATATCTTGACGTAAATACCATCCATCTTTTTGCATAGAAAATGCTAACATCCAAGGCACTCCTGTTAAGTCCTTAGTTTTTAATCTAGGATGTTTTGGTGGTGCTTTACGTTGCATTCTATAATTACCACCTGTACTATCATTAGTAATAGAATTGCCACCATCCCAATGACCACCTTTAGCACCGAAATAAGTATCACCTATATTCAGCCATAAAGTGCCATCATCTTTAAGTACTCGTTTTGATTTATTGAACAATGTGGTGAGGTTTTTTACAAATTCTTCAGGAACAAGCTCCTCACCTAACTGACCATCTGCCTTGTAGTCTCTAAGACCCCAATAAGGTGGTGAAGTTACGATAGCTTGTACTGACTTTTCTTCTATTTCGTCTATTTTTTCAAGACTGTTTCCAATCAGTAACATTATTATTCTCCAATAGTTGAGAATACCTTTTAATTGTAGACTTTACAAGGGTCGGTGTTATTTTTACACCATACGATGTAACGCCTCCAATGTCACTGAGAAACGAAACTAACTGTTTCTCATAGAAAGTTATCAACCACTCGTGGAGTTGTTGTTCTGACTCGAATTTATCTGCGAAGATTCCCAAGGCTTATCCTTTGTTAACGCTGTCTCTATTGCTTCTTCAATATCACTTTCGTCAACTTGATTTACCTTATAAAGTGAATTGCCATCTTGCATTTCAAGAGGCTGTATTGGTTGGTTCTTATAATAAACTCCCCAATTTTCACTTTTAAGAATCTGCATTACTAGTTCTACTATTTCCATGACCTTTTCTCTTTCTTCTAATTTACGTTGTATGCATGCCTGTATTTGTGCTTCAGCACACAATGCCTCATCATATTTCAGATGTTTACCACCACTTGAATCTATATATACAGAATCAAGTTCATGTTTTAATTTTAGATCGTTGTTGTTTTTCAAACTCTTCTGTTTTAGCTTTGACGAAATCATTAAATCCTTCTGTATCTTCCTTAAAGGATTCTTTTCTGTAATCTAAATATAAGGCAAAAGCTTGTTTCATTTCAATAATTTCCTTATACAATATCTGATCGTTCCTGCTAAGACCTTCAATAGCATTAGTAATTTCTTTATTCGTTAATTTCTTTCTGCTCAAGTATTCTCTCTTTTTTTGCTTTCTTTATTTTCTTTGTACCAAATGACTCTTTATAGGCACAATCTCTACATATTATTAATTCAGTTCCAGTAAACCAACTCTTCCAAGAAAACTTACTTTTTATTGTCCTTGTCTTGCACATATTGCATACGTACAGATTTAATGGTTTTTCCTGTAGAAGTTTTATAACTGGAATTGCCATACTTCTTCTTCAGATAATCTCTTATCTTTTGTGCAATACTAGTCAACCTCTACTGTCTTTTTTGATTTTCTTTTTGGCTTAGCTTTTCTAAGTTCTCTCTCATGTTCATCTAGTGCATCATGTAAATCTACATTTTTTGTTTGTTTAGTATTTACAAGTGCATCAGACAACTCTGCAACAACACCTTCTAGTATTTCTAGCCTTCTTTCATGATCATCTAGTCTGTTGTCTTGATCTATTGCTCTTCCCATGTTATCTCCTTGTTAGTCATTAGTTGGAAATATGTCTGAGATAATAACTTCCATTATCTCTACTCTTTCCTTTAGTTCCTTCTTCTCTCTTGTCAAGTTTTTTATAATGTCTAATAACTGATTATTAGCATCTTCTAATTCTTCTATTCTTTCAATATTGGCAAATATAAGTTCTTGCCAGTCAACTGGAGGGTGACTATCCTTTTCTAATTTTTTCAATCTTTTCTCTAAATCTCTCTGTTCTTGATTCTTCATTTAAAAGTAGAGCAGGCAGCTATGTGGAAAGTGCAAAGACCAGTTGCTGTTCATCATAAGGTAAACGTGAAGCGTACCTGCTCATAATTTTAATCAGTTAATTCTTTCAATTCTTTTAATAGCTTATCTATCTCAGTATTTCTTTTTTTATTTAACTCAACATACTTATTTGAAATTTCTATTATCTTAATAGTCCTTGTTTGTGGATGTCTTTTACTTATAATCTCAGATAATAATACATCTAATCTAAGCAATGTTGCACGTTCATTTAAAGTTAAATATTTATCATTTTTCAAACTAGGTTTAATATATGTACTACTAATCTTATCTGCCTCTTTTACATGTTTGTCATGTACTGTGTATTGATAAGAAATTGCAAATACACTTGCGAATAATACTATTAACACTAATCCTCTCATCTCGTTTTCTCCTTATATTGGTTGTGATAACATTAGGGGGTATTTCTTTCTTCTCCTCATCTATATCCTCGAAGTACAGACAATGCCCAAAAAGATTTATACCCCCCTCTGTTAATTTTGTGAGAGCTAATACCTATTTTAATTTACGTTTCCCTTGTTCAATTATAATATAGGACATCCTTTAATGCCCTTTGTATCAGCTCTCTTATTAGAGTTTTTTACCACTTGGCTTTATTATCCCCAAGATGCTGCAACTTCCAGCCAGCTAATCTATTCGTCTTTGACATAAGATTTTCATATTGGTATATATTGTGTAATCTCCAATCCTACCCATTGTGGAGAAAGTGTTTATTCTTCTCTGAGATTACCACTTATGCCTACGAATTTTTAATATACCTATATACTGTAGCTCTGCTTATATTAAGTCTTTTTGCTACTGTATCAGGTTTCATTTTTAATGCTTTTACAGCTACCTGTGCAAGCTTTTTCTTTAACTTAGAACGGAAGGTCATCATCACCCTTTGCAGCTATACGTTTACCATCTTGCCAAAGCTTTGTAAACTTAACCTTATATGATGGTCTTGCATTGCCTTCGTCATCTGTCCAATCTTGACCTCTTCCTACAACTGCAACTACAGGTGTTCCATTTAAGTTATCAATCGTAATATCAGGTAATAGCTGAACTTCTACAGTCTTACCATTGATTGTACGTTTCTCCATTGGTATTTCCATTCCAATAGATTGACAAAACATAAGATACTTTTTATTCTCAGCCGAATTAGATTCAAATGTATCTCCACTAGTAGGCTCTAAGTATCTAAACACTCCATCAGCAACTATTTCTTTACCAATGTAATGCTCACCATGTATTTCTTCTCCCTTTACATGATACTTGTTATGTCTATTTTCATCTGCAATCTTAACTTTAAAATTAAAGATAGATGCTTTTACTGTTCTTTTATTCTTTGTAAATTCCCTTGTAATTGTACGTGCCTCAATAATGTGACCTAAGTGATCACCTTCAGCCATTGGAACATACTTTGGTGTAGACTCTGTACCATTCCCATCTGGGATAAACAAAGCCTCTGTGTTTTCTAGTGTTTCAGTCATTGTTGACATTATTACTCCTTATGTGTTTGTGTAATGTTCCATTGCTTTATGGAAATTACTTTGGTTTATTTGCCCCATGCTTATTTGATGTTTAACAGTATCAATTAAGCCTTCTTTATCATTATCATCTAAACTAGTAAGTAGCTGAACAGTTTGCTCTTCCGTTAATGGTGGACTTGGTGGTAAATCTTCACCTGCAAAAAGGTGTATACCTAATCCATGCAATGCTATTGCCTTAGCCAAACATCTTTGTATACTTGTATTTATTTGAAATGAGTTTGGTGATGTTATAGATTTATTTTGATGGTCAAGAACAGGGTGTACTTGAGTCATCTCAATATCATTCACTATCACAGTTACTTTAACGAAGAAGCCACATTCCGTATTTATGAAAGGAACTCCATCCCATTCATGTACAATCCATGTAGCCTCTGGATGTCTTTTCTT